AAATTATAGAGATACTCTAGAGTACTCTAAGTACCATCACGCGTGGGGACTACGGCGACTGTAGAATTCAGTAAGCATTTAGGGATGATCCACCTGTAGTCTTCACCCTTGATGGTATTTATTATTTATATTATGTCTATCTCCTAAAAGGACAAAGATGGCAAGACCTAAGAACACAGAGTTAGCTGCGGTAAAGAACAAGAACAAAGGGGTCATAGGTAGGCCCAAGGGTGATAAAGCCATCATTGACGAGTACAAGGCTCGTATGCTTAATTCCCCTAAGTCCGTTAAGGTACTAGAAGCTATCTTCGATGCAGCCCTCGATAACGATCATAAGAACCAAGCAGCTGCATGGAAGCTAGTTGTAGATAGGATTGTCCCCGTCAGTGCTTTCGAACAAACTAAACAAGGGTCTGGTACTCCTTCTATTAGCATTAACATTACAGGCCTCACTGCGCCTACTGTCGATGCTGAAGAGGTTCAGTATGACATTACAGACGTAGAGGCTAGGACTGATGATTATTGCCCTGAATGTGGCTTAGATCGTATTGAAGGATGTAAGTGTGACTAGTCTCAACTTTGAACTCCTTAAATGGCAACAATCCGTCTTTGCTGATAAGCATCGTTTCAAGGTAGTCGCAGCTGGTCGTCGTTGTGGTAAGTCTAGACTCTCCGCTGTGACCCTCCTCATTGAGGCTCTAAACTGTCCTGAAGGCTCCGCTGTGATGTACATAGCACCTACCCTAGGACAAGCTAGGACGATTATGTGGGACTTACTCAATGACCTAGGTAGACCTGTCATCAAGTCCTCCCATGTTAACAACTTGGAGATTACCTTAATCAATGGACGTAAGATTCTTGTTCGAGGTGCTGATAATCCGGATTCCTTGCGGGGTGTTTCCTTAACTTACGTAGTCCTAGACGAGTGTGCCTTTATCAAGGAAGACACATGGCAGAAGATCATTCGAGCTTCTCTGTCTGACAAGAAGGGTAGAGCTTTATTCATTAGTACCCCTAGTGGACGTAACTGGTTCTATGATCTGTACAACCTCGGTCAGGAAGAGACTGACGAAGAGTGGCGTAGCTGGCACTACACGACCAAGGATAACGAGACTATCGATCCTAAGGAGATTGAAGCTGCTGAGAGGACTCTAAGTTCCTTCGCCTTCAAGCAGGAATACTTGTCTTCCTTCGATACTGCTGGTAGTGACCTGTTCAAAGAGGAGTGGTTAAAGTACAAGGAAGAACCTCAGTACGGTGACTACGTTATCGCTATTGACTTAGCTGGCTTCGAGGATGTCGCTAAGAACGCTGGAGCCTCGAAGAAGAGACTTGACGAATCAGCCATTACCGTCTGTAAGATCCTAGACAATGGGGACTGGTGGGTTAAGAAGATCATTCATGGTCGTTGGGACATCAGGGAGACTGCATCGAAGATCCTCCTAGCCGTTAAGGAGTTCCAACCTGTCGCTGTGGGTATCGAGCGAGGAGCCTTGAAGAATGCTGTGATGCACTACCTTCAAGACTTGATGCGTAAGAATAACGTCTATACGCACATCCATGACCTCACTCACGGTAACAAGAAGAAGACTGATCGTGTCGTATGGGCTTTACAAGGACGCTTTGAGCATGGACGTATCTCCTTGAACGTAGATGAGGACTGGAAGCAATTCGAGGATCAGTTCATCATGTTCCCCGCTACGGGCGTTCACGATGACTTGATTGACTCCCTAGCCTACGTAGACCAGCTTGCCTTGAGTAACTACCAGCAAGACTACGAAGAAGACGATCACGAAGTTTTAGATATTATATCAGGGTATTGACATTTTACTACTTTTGTGATATATTCCAACCAAATTCTATTAAGGTGTACACCTAATGTCCGAAGAAGAAATGAATAACGAACAAGACGAAGCTCAGTTTGAAGAGCCTACTGAGAACGACAAAGAACTCGTTATGTGGGTTATGGATCACTGTGAGCGTTGGAGAGACTTCCGTGACCATAACTACATAGATAACTGGGAGGAGTACGAACGTATCTTCCGTGGTCAATGGGAAGCATCTGATTCCACTCGTGAGTCTGAGCGTAGTCGTATCATCTCCCCCGCCACTCAGCAAGCCGTTGAGACATCCCATGCTGAGATCATGGAAGCTGTGTTCGGTCAAGGTGAGTTCTTCGACATTGAAGATGACGTTCAAGACGTTAACGGTCAGCCTATCGATGTAGGTATGCTCAAAGCTCAGATGATGGAGGACTTCAACAAGGATAAGATCCGTAAGAGTATCGATCAGATTGGCTTGATGGCTAAGATCTACGGTACAGGCATCGGTGAACTCGTTGTGAAGACCGTTAAAGAGTACATCCCAACTACTCAGGCTATCCCCGGCGTTATGGGTCAAGCAGCCATTGGTGTGACTGAGCGTGAGCGTATCTCCGTATCGTTGAACCCTATCAATCCTAAGAACTTCCTTTTTGATCCTAACGGTACATCCGTTGATGACTGTATGGGTGTAGCGATTGAGAAGCCTGTGAGCTTGCATAAGATCGTAGCTGGCATGGAAGCTGGTATCTATCGCAAGGTAGACATCTCCACGTACACCGATGATGACTCCTTGGAGGCTACTCAGGAGCTTCGTCAGTACCAAGACGGTAAGGCTACCATGCTCACGTACTACGGCTTAGTGCCTCGTGAGTACTTGGATTCCTTAGGTACTCAGAAGGACGTAGTGGATCTCTTCCCTGAGGATTCACAAGCTGATGACTACTCCGACCTCGTTGAGGCTATCGTCGTTATCGGTAACGGTTCTTTGCTGTTGAAGGCTGAGGAGAATCCTTACATGATGAAGGATCGTCCTATTATGACGTACCAAGACGATACAGTACCTAACCGTCTGTTGGGTCGTGGTGTCGTTGAGAAGGCATACAATATGCAGAAGGCTATCGATGCTCAGTATCGTGCCTACCTAGACTCATTGGCGTTGACTACATCGCCCATGATCGCTATGGATGCTACTCGCTTGCCTCGTGGTGCTAAGTTTGAAGTTAAGCCCGGTAAGGCTATCTTGACTAACGGTAATCCAGCTGAGATCATGATGCCGTTCAAGTTCGGTAGCACAGATGGTAACGCTCCAGCGGCAGCTCAGAACTTCGAGCGTATGCTTCTCCAAGCTACAGGTACGATGGACACCAATGGCATGATCAGCCAAGTCTCCCGTGATGCTTCCCAAGGTGGTATCTCGATGGCTGTGGCATCATTGATCAAGAAGAATAAGCGTACTCTCACGAACTTCCAAGAGGACTTCCTGTCCCCATTTATTAAGAAGGCAGCATTCAGGTTCATGCAGTTTGACCCTGAGCGTTATCCATCAGCTGACTTGAACTTCGTACCTACGGCTACTCTAGGTATAATGGCTCGTGAGTACGAACAATCGCAGTTTATTGCTCTCTTGCAGACCTTAGGCCCTAACACTCCAGTGTTGCCTCTGATTTTGAAGGGCGTTATTGCTAACTCTTCACTGTCTAACCGCGCTGAGATGATTGCAGCTCTCGATCAGATGGCTCAACCTGACCCACAGCAAGCTGAAATGCAACAGATGCAACAGCAACTAGCTATCCAAGCTGCTCAGGCACAGATTGCAGTGAATACTACTCAAGCTAAACGCAATGAAGCTGAGGCTATGAACACAATGGTGGAGACTCAGTTGAAGCCTAAGGAAGTTGAAGCTAAAATTATTGCTTCCACGACTCAAAACTTACCTAATAATGATCAATTAGCTTCACAAGAGTTCGAGAAACGTGTTAAAATTGCTGACTTGATGCTCAAAGAAGCTGACATTAAGAACAAAGCGAAGATTGTTGAGCTTCAAATGAGCCAACATCGGAACGAACAGAGCAAATCTGATGCTGAATTCTTGAAAAGCCTGACTGAAGGTCTCAATAAATGAAACTAGAAGACTTGGAAGCCAAATTAGGTATCTCAGATCTCTCTGAGGCAGAGAAACTCGCCTTAGTTAAGGACATCCAAGCTAATCTTCCAGCTTTGAAAGCTGAACAGATGAAACTTGAGTCTCAAACTCAGGCTCAGATGGTCATTGCAGCTGTTAAGAAGATCCAAGAGAACGTAGAGAACCGTTTTAACGAGCTTTCAGGCTTCATTGAGAGCAAAACAGCTTCCATCACCTCAGGTAAGGATGGTCTCCAAGGCCCTAAAGGTGAGCAAGGCGATAGAGGCTTAGACGGTGCTCCCGGCATTCAAGGCCCTAGAGGTGTTGACGGTAAAGACGGTCAAGATGGTGAACAAGGTGTAGGCGTAGCTGATGCTAGAGTTGATTTTGATGGTTCACTGATCATTACGCTCACTGATGGCAAGGAGATCAATGCTGGTGAAGTACTACCTTTTGAGACAACAGAGAAACTGAAGGTTTATTTTAATAATCCTGCTGTTAGTGGCTCATCTCTTCCAGATCAAACCGGTAACTCAGGTAAGTTTCTAACCACTAATGGTACTGACGCTTCATGGGCTACAGTATCAAGTGGCTCAGGGACTGTTACCTCCGTAGCGTTAACTACACCTACTGGATTAACGGTTACAGGGTCTCCTGTGACTACATCAGGTACTTTAGCGTTGTCAATGACTGCTGGTTACGCTATCCCTACGACAGCTAGTCAAGCTAATTGGGATACAGCTTACGGATGGGGTAATCATGCTTCCGCTGGCTATGTAGTCGCAGGCGGTGCGTTAGGTACTCCCTCTAGCGGTACATTAACGAATTGTACATTCCCTACGTTAAACCAGAACACTACAGGCACTGCGTCTAACGTAACAGGTACTGTAGCTATCACTAATGGCGGTACAGGAGCTACAACGCTTGCTGGAGCCTCTATTGTTACCTACTCAGGTACTGAGACTCTCACAAACAAAGATATTGTTGAGCGTGTCGTGAGTATCGCTGACGGTACAAGCATCACTATCAATGCTGATACGACTGATATTGTCACTCAAGCGAATACACAGGCCGCAGGTACTTTGACAATTAATGCTCCTACAGGTACTCCTGTAAATGGACAAAAGATAACTTTGAGGTTACAATCAACGAACGTACAGACATTCTCATGGAACGGTGTGTTTGCTGGTTCAACTGATCTATCTTTACCCACAGCTTCCACAGGCTCAGGAAAGTATGATTATGTTGGTTTTATCTATAATTCCACAGCTTCTAAGTGGCAGTTGTTGGCTAAAGTTTTTGGATTCTAAAAAATGATCAAAATTGACTTTGAATTTGATTCTCAATATGGCGTTTTTCGTGACGCACTACACTTGCCTGACGATCACACTTTTACGGATGATGAGATTCAAGCAATGAAACAACAACGATACGATAACTGGTTGACAATTATTAACGCTCCTCCTACTGAAGGAGAATAAAGTTGGCAAACCGATATTGGGTAGGCGGCGCTGGTAACTGGTCAAGCACTACAAAATGGTCTACGACCTCTGGTGGCGCATCAGGCGCTTCTGTGCCTATTTCTACAGATGATGTAATTTTTGATGCTAACTCAGGTGGTAAGTTTGCTGCCACAGTAGACACTGCTCAGACCGTAAACTCTATAACGATTACACCTACTTCTGCCGCAGGTGTTCAGACAATTTCAATCACTTCTTCATTGACCACAGGTGCTTTAACAACTACAGGCACTGCTGGTAACAACCGTATCTTTTTTACTTCCACAACTTACGGTATCAGTGCTAATTTTATTGTTAACGGAACTGTAAGCATTTCTGATTGCGATTTTCGTGGATTGTTTGTTACAGGTACATCATCACCAATTAGCGGAACTCGTATAGGAAATCGTAACGAATGCACAGGCATTACATTTAGCGCACCTAAAAATGTATATTGGAACTTGGCAGGTTTTACTAACTGGAACTCAGATGCTTGGGCTGCAACATCTGGTGGAGGCGTTAGCACAGACAACTTCCCATTAGCCCAAGATACCGCTATTTTTGACAATTCTTTTGCATCAGGTGGCAACATTACCATTAACACTGGGTATATTGGAAGCATAGATAGTTCTAACAGAACTACCGCACTTTCATTTGGTATTACTCCCGCATTAATTTGTTACGGAAACTGGACTAACGGTTCTGGTGTTAGTATTTCATTGGGAGGCAGTGGATTAACATTTGGTGGCAATGGAATACAAACTATTACCAGTAACGGAAAATCATTTGGACGATCTATTACGATAGATAAATTTGGCGGCTATGTTCAACTTGCTGATGCTTTGAATATTGGTACAAGTGGCGTATTAACTGTTACTAATGGTACGTTTAACACTCAAGGATATGCAGTAACTTGTGCAACATTGTCATCTACTAATAGCAACGTAAGAACAATCAATCTTGGCGCAAGTACACTTACAACTTCTGACACAAACCCTGTAAACTTTTCAACATCTATTAATTTAACTTTTAATGCTGGAACTTCATCAATAATATCAACACCAAGTACAGCCACATTGCAAGGCGGCAGTCAAACTTTTTACAACGTATCTTTTACATCTACTACTGCTGGTACTTTTACTATTATTGGTACAAATACGTTTAATAATTTAACTTTTACCGCACCCTCTACAACAAGTCTTTCTTCCTGTTTAATTGGCGCTAACCAGACAATTAACGGAACATTAACTTGTGCTGGTGCATCTGCTGTACGCCGTATATTTCTTCAATCAAGCTCAATTGGCACACAACGCACATTAACAGCCGCCGCTATTTCAGCAACAGACTGCGACTTCCGTGATATCGTACTTGCAGGCGCAGCCGCAGGAGTATCGCCAACTAGAGCAGGTGACTGCGGCGGCAACTCAGGTATCACATTTCCTGCACCTAAGACTGTTTACTGGAACTTAGCAGGATCACAAAACTGGTCGGCTACAGCGTGGTGTACAGGGTCTGGTGGTACGCCTGACATTAATCAATACCCATTGGCGCAAGATACTGCTGTGTTTGATAATACAGGTTCTGCTGGCACTGTAACAATTAATGCTTTCTGGAACATTGGTACTTTTGATGCCTCATTGCGTACAAGTGCAATGACGCTTACACAAAGTAGTGCAAATAGTCCATTTATATATGGCGATTGGAAATTTGGTACGGGCGTTACTTCATCAAGTCTAAGTGTGGCTTTTACATTTGCTAAAAATGGCACACAAACAATTACAAGTAACGGCGTTCAATTTGGTTCTCCAATAACAATTAACAACCCTAATGCCTACGTTCAACTTGCAGATGCTTTGTCATTGGGCGCAACAAGAACGCTAACAGTTACAAACGGATCATTTGATGCTGTTACCTATAACGTAACTACAGGATTATTTGCAAATAGTTCTATTACGGGAACTATAAAAATGGGTTCTGGTACTTGGACTTTGTCTGGTACAGGTACGGTATGGAATATGGCAACTGTTCCAACATTTGTTGTAGAAACATCAACAATTGTTCTTTCTGACACATCAACAACCGCAAGAACATTTGCAGGTAATGGTCTTTATTACAATAAATTAACCATTGGTGGCACAACAGGTACATCCACGCTAACCGTTACTGGTAGCAATACATTTGGAGAATTAGCTTCTACAAAAACGGTAGCACACACTATTGCTTTTGGCGCAATTACTCAAACATTTGGCAAATGGTCAGTTACTGGTACAGCGGGTAACGTAGTAACAATTACAGGAACAAGCACATCAAACGTCATTGCTGGCCCTGCTGTTACTGGTGTTGATTATCTTGCAATGGGAACATGGGGTGTAAGCACAACATCCCCCGGTGAGTTTTACGCTGGCGCTAACAGCACAGGCACAGCCGCTGCCCCTGTATTTAGAACGACTGCACCTACGCCAAGAAACTTGTATTGGGTAAACGGTACAGGTAACTGGTCATCAACAACCAAGTGGGCTACATCGTCTGGAGGCGCACCTGGCGCGGCTATCCCAACGTCTTTGGACACGGTTACATTTGACTCTTTGTCTAATGCCGTAGCCTACACAGCAACGATTGACGCTGGTGTAACGATTGCCCGATGTGCTGCATTCACAATGGCTGGCCCGTTGACAGGTAATGTGACTTGGGCTGGTTCTGTACCTATTGCGTATCACGGCAGTGTATCGTTTGCCGCTACAGGTATTACTCGTACCTATACGGGCGCAATGAACTGGGCTGGTAACTCTAGTTATACATTTACTACCAATGGCTTGGTATTATCAAACGCAACAACAGTAAATGGTATTGGTTCAACTTGGACGCTTGGTAGTGCGTTAAATATTAGCTCTACCACTATCACAATTACTTATGGCACGTTTAGTACATCTGGAAGCAATTATGCAATTACAGCGGGTGCTTTAGCATCAAACAATTCAAATATTAGATCAATATCATTTAACGCAAGTACAACAAGTTTTTCATCTGCACCCGCAATAACATTTGCAACAGCAACAAATCTTACATTTAATGCTGGCACATCTTCGATTGTATTTTCTACAACTGTAGTTAGTTTAAACGGAGGCACACAAACTTTTTACAACGTATCTTTTATATCTACCGCCGCAACATCTATTTCAATTACAGGTTCAAACACATTTAACAACTTGACGTTTACAGGATTAATTTCTCCGGGTATCAACGCAGTTACTTTTTCAGCCAACCAAACCATCAATGGAACATTAACACTAGGCGCTGGTACTGCCGCTGCTTACAGAACATTCCTAGCATCAAACACTATCGGCACACCCCGTACATTAACAGTCAATGCTTTGGCGGCTGGTGCTGCTGACATTGACTTCAGAGACATTACCGTTACAGGGGCTGCGGCTCCACTAACAGGCACAAGATTTGGTGACTGTAAAGGCAATAGCGGTATTTCTTTTGATGCGGCTAAGACTGTTTATTATGCGCGCACAGGCGCAGGCAGTTGGGGGACAACTGGAACAGGTTCTTGGTCTGCCACATCAGGCGGGGCGTTAGATGCAACAATGTTTCCGTTGGCGCAAGACACTGCTGTGTTCCCTGCCGCAACGTATCCATCATCAGGTTCAACCTCTACAGTTGCCTCAAGTTACAACATTGGCACAATAGATATGTCATTGAGAACGTCAAACACCATGACGTTAGCAACAGGTACAAATTCACCAGCAATCTACGGTAATTGGATTAACGGTACTGGCACTACGTTGTCAGGTACTGGAACAATTACATTTGCAGGGCGTACTACGCAGACTATTACAAGTGCAGGTAAAACTTTTACTCAGTTTATTACTATTAATTCTCCTAGTGGCTCCGTGACTTTGCAAGATGCGTTTACAGTTTCCGTAAGTGGTTCAGGCGCATTTTCAGTTTTTGAAGGAACTCTTAATTTAGATGGATACACCTTAACTTGTAGCGGAGCTACATCTAGTTTTCAAATAACCGCATCTACAGCAAGAACACTTGCTTTTGGGTCAGGAGGAACTATTACTGTTGCTGGTAGTAGCGGATGGAACGCAAGCACAGCAACAAACCTTACCGTTACAGGTACAGGAACAATTAGTTTAACTAATGCATCTGCTAAAACCTTTACAGGTGGTAGTGCAAACTACTCAGGCATTACGCTTAACCAAGGTGGTGCTGGTACATTGACCATTACTGGTAACAACACTTTTGCTGACATAACAGACACTGTTGCTGGCGCAACTACAATCGACTTGGGAAACACCACTCAAACAGTAGGAGCATTCACAGCCGCAGGCACTGCTGGTAACTTGCTGACCATTACAGGAACATCTGCTGCATCTCCTGCTACGTTGATCTACACAGGTGGCGGTGTAATTTCAGGTGTGGACTATGTAGTCCCAACTTTTGTTCGTGCTTACCCAACAACTTCAACTTGGTATGCAGGTAACAACTCTACCAATGGCGGGTCTTTAGGTTGGATATTCAGTTCTTATAGTCCTGTCGCCACAGGTATTAACGGTCAGTTTTTCATGTTTTTCTAAAAAAGTACTCAAAAAGTGCTTGACAAATAGTACAAAATAGTATACATTACGTACTTATTAACTAAAAGGACTCCTTACATATGGAACAATCCTCAAGTACACAAGATTTATCGAAATTCTACGATGATGCCTTCGACATGATGTCCACTCAAGGGTGGAAAGATCTCATGGAAGACATCCTCAAAGTAAAGGATAGCTACGACAAACTATCTTCTGTCACGGAAACACACCCCTTAGACTTTCGTCGTGGACAGATGGATATTTTGAACTGGTTATATGGCTTGAAGGAAGCCTACAGCCGTACTTATAAGGATTTACAAGAGACTGGTGAAGTGTAATATGCCTCGTCGTATCTTTGAATTCTTATGTGAGAACGGTCATCGCACTGATGCTTTTGTAGACACAGAAGTCCACGCAACTCCTTGTAAGGAATGTGGCTCTGATTCTAAGAGAGTAGTTAGCGCACCTACTATGAAGTTAGAAGGCTGGACAGGCTCTTTTCCGACAGCTTATGA